GATGCGATATACTTTTCACATCTAGAGGGCATTATCGATAGCGTTGATGAACTATCTAGTATGGAAGTTGTAAAACATCCTAAGCACTATTCATTCAGAATCGCACCTTCTCTTCCTAGATACACAAACATGTTAATAGAGGAACTGTTTAAGTTCCACAATAGATTCCAGATCAAACTAAATATGAGTAAGAGCATTAAAACTAATGCAGTTATTTCTTTTGAAATTGATCTAGGATAATTATATTTGCCCAAACCAAATAAAAATAAAATGCAAATAGTTAAAGACGACGAGACTGGTGCTTCAGAAGTACCAATGTACGACCCATCAAAGAAATACACTTGGCATCAAGATGCCCAGTTCATCCTTTCAGGTAATGAATTTGGAATGCTTTTAAACTCATTACGTGGAATTGTATCTACGCCAGAGGCTAGAATCATTCTACGTGCTGCTGATGCAGCTGACGCTATTGAATCTATCATGGCTAGAAACGTTGAGTCAGGATTAGTTGTTGAGTATAAAGAGCAATAATGAACATTAAAGAATTTGATATGGGCAAGTACATCTTACTAGTTGGTAAGGATGCTACTGACATATTCAAATACTATAAGGTTAAAGAAATGCATGGGCTTAATCTAAAAGACGCTCAAGCAGAAGAGGTTGATAAGACTAAAGGTAATGGTGTATACATCTATGGATTGACAAACTACGATCCTGCAGATAAAAGACTAATAGCTAAAGCTCCTTATAAACCTTTTCTTTTCTTAAACATGGGCACTTTCAAAAGATATAGTGCTGATGAACAGAAGACAGCGATAATGCATGAGACTATGCACATGGCACTTCTTCTTTATAAATGGGACGCTGAGAAAAAGTCAGAAGAAATAGTAACAATGGCTGAAGATGAGGCTAATAAAATTATCAAAAAACTTAAAGGTATTAAACTTATAAAGTAATGGCAAAAATGAAAAAGATGGGTGAGTTATCTGCAGGTGTAGGTTCTCAACCTAAACGTGTAGGACCTGTTGATCCTAAAGGTGCATGGACTAAAGTACAAGAGCGTACATTAGCTGGTACAAAAGGTGGCAAACCTTCATTGAAAAAAGATAAGCAGCTTGGTGCTACCAAGATGGGTGCTAAGAAGAAGAAGTAATGATCTTTGAACCTGCTAACAGAATAGATGTAGCTACACCTAAAGGAGATGGCATCATCTGGCTTGTTACAGAATATGGTCATGAAACTGACACAATGTATACGATTATCATTAACGCCACTGGGGAGCTCTGGCAATTTACTCATAAAGATATTAGGGTAAAACCTAATACAACATTTAAAAGGTATGGCAAAGCAATGGATCCAGAAGGCAACAGCCTCCATTAAACGTAGAGGTACAGAGGGCAAATGCACTCCTATCACTAAACCTGGTTGTACAGGTAAAGCTAAAGCTCTAGCAAAAACATTCAAAAAAATGGCTGCAAAGCGTAAATCTAAACAATAAATAATCATGGCAAAAATGATGGACAAGCCTAAAAAAGGCACTAAAGTAAAAACTGTTGAAAGAGGCATGTTACCAGAAGTAACTGTTAAATCAAGACCTGAATTTGCACCTAGACCTATTCAACAATTTGTTGATGAAGTGAAAGCTATGAAAGCTAAAAAAGACTCTACTTCTAAAATGAAGATGGGTGGTGCTTTAAAACCTGTTCCTGCTGGTAAGAAAGGTTTAGCTAAACTTCCTACGCCTGTAAGAAACAAGATGGGCTTCCAGAAGAATGGTGGTAAAGTAAAAAAATAATGGCATCTATAAGAAAGCCTGGTCCATATAATCCACAGAAGGCTACAGCCTATGTAGGTAAAGGAGTGCTCAGAAATGGTGATAGCATCCCTGCAATCAAGGGAGCTATCACACCTGTGCCTAAGGGTCATCTTATTAAGAAGGATGGTACATCATTAAAGAATGGTGGTAAGTTAGACGCATTCAGTAAGGTGAAGAAGTCTATGAAACCTAAGAAAGAAAAACTCTGGATGGATAAGATTAAGAAAACCCTATCTAAAGTTCAACCTTTTAAGAAGAAGTAATGGCTAAATCAGAAGCTTGGCAACGTAAGGAAGGTAAGAATCCTTCTGGTGGCCTAAATGCAAAAGGTAGGGCATCCTACAACAGAGCTAACCCAGGTAAGCCTGGTCTTAAAGCTCCACAACCTGAAGGTGGTCCTCGCAAGAAATCATTCTGTGCTAGGATGTCAGGCATGAAAAAGAAATTAACTAGCTCTAAGACAGCTAACGATCCTAATTCTCGTATCAATAAATCTCTACGTAAGTGGAAGTGTTAAGATGAAAAAGAAAGTATTAAAGAAAGCTCAAGATGGTGATAACATCAAACGTACAGAGTATAATAAAGATAAAGAATTATCTGAAGTTACTAAAAGAGAAGGGTTTGGAGAACAAATGAAAAAGTTCTACAAAGCAGATATGGCTAAAGCTGATAGTGCTAAAACTAAAGTTGGTAAAATTGCTCGTAAAGCTGTCAATACTATTACTAAAGTAGCATTCACTCCACATAGAATAGTTCTTAATGCTGCTGAGGCAGCAAGTAATGCTATTGCAAATAGAAAAGAAGCTAAAGCAATGGATAAGAAGAAGATGGGTGGTATGATTAAACGTGCTGATGGATCTATGTCTAAGCGTGGTTTATGGGACAATATTCGTGCCAACAAGGGAAGTGGAAAGAAGCCAACTTCAGCAATGCTAAAGCAGGAAAAGAAAATTAAAGCTCAAACTAAAAAGAAATAACAATGGTTAAGAAGGCACAATCAGGGGCAGCAGTTAAAGCTAAGCCTGCAGGAAAGAAAAAGAACTATCCTTTATTAGGTATTGAAACCCCTACTCCAGGATCCATTAATGGTCAACGTGGTGTTCCTTTATCTAAACAGATTCAAGATGACATCAAGAGTGGTAAGATTAATAAAGATGGAACATCAAAGACTCCTTTAAAAAAGGGTGGTTCTGTTAAGAAGATGCAAATGGGTGGTTATGCTGAATCAAACAAGTTTACTATTCCTTCTAAGAATAAGATTTCTATTCCTAAGAAAACTTCAAAAGATAGTTCAGTTGAATCAAATGTATTTACAATCCCTTCTAGAAATAAAATCTCTATCCCTAAGAAGGGTGCTATGATGAAGAAAGGTGGCACCATGAAGAAATGTAAATATGGCTGCAAGTAAGAAAACAAAACCTGTGCTTAAGATGCACAAACCTGCAAAGGCTCCTAAGGTGGCACCTCCTAAACCAGTTAATGGTAACTATATGAGAGAGGCTGATACGCCAACGCGTCTTAGAAGTAAGATGTGGCCTTTGAAACAAAAGAGACTTTCTAAGTAAAACTTTTCATTTCGTTGAATTTTGTGATTTCATTTTGTAAGTAAAAAGGAGACCATTGGCCTCCTTTTTCTTTTTACTGTAATGAATTATAAACAGACAGCACTTTATTAATGTAGTGTTTGTTCTTTGTTTTATTGTAACATTTTTCAGCAAAGACGCCATCTGCATCTCTTCTATCTAAAACAAATCTCTCATTACCTATTATTGATGTATTTAAAATGAAGTTATGACTATCTACATAGCTTAACTTAACTATGTTTCCATACAGTCTATGTATACCACTAGTCCACACTTGATCAAATGATATAAAATCATTGTTTAAATCTTTGATATTATCCCATAAGTCTGGATGCATAGTTGTATCATCATCATTAAAGTATACCCATCCTTCTGTTACTAGATCAATTGCTAAGTTTCTTTGTGCATTTCCACATACACTGTTCACATCTTTAACGCAATAAGCTTCACATTCAGGAATATTTTCTGGGATAGTTTCTGAATCAAAAACAACAATCCACCTGTAGTTTTCTTTAGGTATATTGATGCTTTTTGAAACAACATCTAAGAACTCTGGTCTACTACAAGGAGTAATAATATTTAAGAACATGATTTATCATTTCTATGTAATACCAATAATTTATCATTATCCCATCCTAGAGAAAACTTTAACTCATGATTAGCCATAATAAATGTAGCTGATGAGAAGTAATCTTTAATGTGATCGATAGCATCCATATATCTGCCCTCATCCTCCTTAAGAAAAATGTCTTCAATAATAATTATACCTCCTGGTTTAACAGATTTGTATGCTACATTTAAGAATCTAATCTGATCTTCAAACACGTGCGTTGAGTCTTCAACAATTATATCAAAGAAATCATTGTTGTTAAATACACTATTGAGAGATTGTTCACTAGTAACATCTACATGAGTGTATGTAGTGTTGCTTAGATTATCACGTATTCCTTTTTGTAACTTATCATCATGGTACTCATATCCAAACAAGGTTGCGTTGGGGAAGTATTCTCTCCAACATAACATAGAATGATTATCTAGTATACCCACTTCACCTATTTTAATTTCTTTATAACGAAGATGTGAGAACAATAGGTTATAGATGGATGTATAAGCATGTCTATGTAAATGAGGATGGCTATGATAAGGACACTTATCTGTAGGATACTTAACAGCAAGTTTACACAAATCTGTATTAGAATGTGTAGAGTCAATACTCAGTCTATTTATTTGCATCGATAAAGTCTTTTAACATTTTATTATAATCTTTAACCCAATGAGGATTAAGTTTAACTTCTCCTACAGGTATTACTCCTTTACGTCTCTCTTTCTCTATGTGAGCACTGTGTCTTTGTATAGCGTTAAGTTTTCCAGAATGATCAGTACCCTCACCACTCATATGATAGCCTCTACCACCCCACATATAGAACCAGCTAGCTTCTTCTCTAGGAGGCTTAGCAAATAGTCTTCCTCCATATTCATTAATACGTTCAATGAAAGTCATATCATATCCAGCGTTTTCAAGAGGGTGTCCTCCTATAGCTTTCCAAGCTGACTTCCTGAACACAATACCAGAGTTTCCCACCCAACCAACATGTTCAATTCCTGTGACGTGACACAACACTCCCACTTCCCAATGAATAATATTTACATCATCAGTCATGTACTTAGCTACATTCTGTAAGTGATTTGATAGAGCTACATCATCATCATCCCACTGACATATAATTTCTCCTTGACATAATTCTGTTGCATAGTTTTCTTTTTCTCCTATGATATCAAAAGTTTTATCTAGGTTAACTATCTTAATTTGTGGATGATCAAATACAAGAGTTTGTAAGGGGTAGTCATTAACTATTATAAGCTCACACTTATCAGCAGGATAGTCCTGCTTGAGGAAAGATTCAATACTCTCCTCAAGCGTGGACACTCTACCATACGTTATACACTTACATGATATGAAAGGTAGTTCCATATTACCAAACTAAAATAACATCAAATGGTGTAACCAATAACTTATTATCATCACCAATAGGAAGTACTGGTGCTTTACTTAAAGCTGCTGGATCAACTAAGATCTCATCACCTACCTTGATGTTGCTAACAAGATCACCTGTAGCATACACTGTAAGCTTCTTAAGCTTCTGTAACATCTCTTTTTCAAGAGCTTCTTTTGTGTTCTCGTCCACAATAAGTTTACCTTCATCTTTCTTAGGAAGGTCTAAAAGGATTCTGTTTCCTAGTAATTTTTTAAAGTCTGCCATTATGCTTCAATGTTTGTTAGTTTCTTAAATCTTACAACATCATCACCCTTCAAATGAATATCTGATTGGAAGATGTCACGCTTGCGTTGTACGCCTATAACTTTACCAGTCTTAGGGTTAAGTGTAGGAACCTCTTCAACACGCTCATGAATGTCATCTAGTAGAATAACTATCTCATCTTCAAATGCGATGCTGCGAATTACTTTATTTACATTAAAAGAGTCTGTGTACTCTTTGTCTCCCTCTTTACGAGTGTAAAAGAATTGGTTTGTCATTGGTTTATTTTGTTTAAAAGTTCAATACGTCTCTTGTTAACTTCCTCAAATCTGTACATATCATTCTCTACAGATTCATGTTCTGGTAAAGTTAATAAAATAATATTAGATTTATCATACGCTACCTCTGGATATTTACTCTTAGGAAGGATATGATGAAAGAAAGTTGATAATGGTTCACTTCCTAGATACTCACCACTCACTTCTGAGTAATGCTTGCGTTCGTTCCAGATCTCCATAAAGAAGTTTCTCATGGTCTCTGTCTTAGTTCGAATCACAAACAATTCACGCCTCATTTTCAGCAATCCACCTTTCTTAGGGGTGATGGGCTTACGTTTGATGTGACTCACACATAAGCCCTTTCCCCATACAGGATTGTTACAGTTGTCTACACTACAAGTCTTCACGATCAATCTCTCGTTGAATGTACCAGATAGCTTTCTTGAGGTCTTGTTTCCTATTACCCTTCTTATCAGCTCTAAGGATATACTTGATAGCATTACCTAAAGAGAATCCTAAGTCGTAGTCTTCGATGATATCAATCACCTCAAACTTATTACCTTGGTAATGATCAGGATGATTAACCATCTCTCTTTCTAGTATCTGTTTCATAACCTTATGTGCTCCATAAGGATCATCTTCTTTTAAAGTAGATCCTTTTAATCTTTCATTAATTTCCTCAGGAGTTAAAGATACAGTAGTAAGTTCTACGTCTAACTGTTTTTTCATTTCTTTATCTGTTAATGTGTTATGAAAATAACTAGCTTGTTTTCTTCTCTGCATCTCTGCTTGATTCGCTTGATGCATTTCTTCTTCTATTTGATTAATGTCCTGTCGAGCCATGTCCATCTGTTCCTCTTTGTGTTTCTGATAATTCATCTACTTCTTTATACTGTATCAATGGTACAGGCATGATTACTAACTGAGCAATACGATCACTTACTTGATAAATTGTATTATCAGGAGTTCTAGAGTTAAAATTAAATGTAACCATAATCTCACCTCTATAACCACTATCAATTACACCCACTGAGTTAGCCATTGATAAATTGTAGTTACGTACAGAGGAACGTGGGAACACAAGTCCCACCATTCCTTCAGGTATCTCTACTGCAATACCTGTACCATATACTACTTGACCATCTCTAGATAGGTCAACTGTTGTAGCTACAAGATCTGCACCTGCATCTCCTGGCTTCCCAAACTTAGGCTTCTGTGCCTGTGGGTTCAACTTCTTGAAGTGTATCTTCATTTTCTGTTTCGTTTATTTCGTTTACGTTATTAATTTTATCCACAATATCCTGACGTAGCTTGTCAAAGAATTCTTCATTATCTTCTAATAAAGCTCTAAACTCATCAAGCTCATACTTGATTTCATT